CTGACCGTTACGATGTGCACCAATTGGATTAAACATCCTTGTAGTACATTCTCATAAAACCAGAGCAACTTGCAATATGGTCTGTCTCGAGAGTATCATACTCTTCATACGGAATAACATAGACAGCTAGAGGCTTATTCACGATCTCCTGTGCCGACGTAGAGAACACGATGTCACGAGAACGCTTACGACGAATCCAAAGCTTGATATTTTTCGTAAACTGCTTGTGAGCCCAACCGGCATTTCCAGCAGTCCATTGCTGATTACTCATGCCAATAATTCTATCATAGAGCACACGAACCCCGATATCATGATCAGGATGTTGCAATATATTATTATTACAAGTACCTGTATTAGGCAACTGAAACGGGTCAAACCGAGCAGAAGTAATGGTACCACCGGTATTCTTCGGCAGAGTACATACCATGACGCGATACTTAGTGTTAGGACGATCCTGTTCACTGAAAAGCATAAGCTTGATCGACATACCACGAGGAGTGATTTTGTCACCAACCCGGTTAAACCGACTAGTACCCTTGAGAATCTTCGCCCATGGGTCGAACCAATCGACGATAGACGTGACGTATCCAGGAAAGAGCGAGATATACTCGCCGCAATTATGATATAGCGCGATATTTTCGATACCTATGTCGAAAAACTTCGTCTCCGCTACTTTCATCACTGCTTTCTTCACACGACTCTGAAAGCTCCGAGCTCCCCGCCGACGAGCATACTTCCCACGACGAATCCTCTTGAACCGACGAGACCGGTATTTCCTCTTGTACACCATCCATAGAAATAATTTTCCAGAAATAAATTTCCTAAAATAGTCCCTAGTGGGACTGGGACTGAAGTGCTGGTAATATAGGGTGGCAGCACTTCAGTAACAGCCGGGCGGCGGCGGCGGCGGTCGCGGGCGGCGCGCCCTTCGGGCGATCGATTTTTTTATAATGTTGCCGGGACCAGAGGCGCACCTTCGGTGCCGTCCTCGCAGGGGCGTCGCGCGCGGGACGTCGCTACCGCTCCTGATACCGGAGAGGCCATTACATACGGCGGCGGCGGTCGCGGTGACGTGGCCGCCCAAAATAGATTTTTTTTTTATTTAAACCGATTTGATTTCGTGAACCCCAATTTGTTGCAGCATGGCACGCTATGGATTTTGCTTCACCGTGAACAACTACACATTCCACAACGAGCTCAACCTACAGGGATCCATCGGACAATGTGGAATTTCCTACATATCATACGGACGCGAGGTTGGAGAACAGGGGACTCCCCATCTCCAGGGCTACCTGCAGTCGAACCAGAAGAACAAGTCGCGATTCCACGACAAGCTGGGCATCTACGTCATGCCACAGGAGAGGAGCGCAAAACAAGCACGAGACTACACTATGAAAGACAACAACTACTGGCAAGCCGGTACCTTCGACGAGAACATCAAGGGCACCAAGGAAAAGAGCCAAGGTCAGAGAACCGACCATGAATCCGTTAAAGAAATGATTGACACAGGGAAATCGTACAATGAAATAATTGACACAAATTTCGGATACGCTGCCAAATACGGCAAATTCATTAAAGAACGCATCCAGGAACGAGACTCCATCAAGCAAGCCGGAGCTTTGCGGACGCAATTCGAGAATACATCGCTGAGGAGCTGGCAGACTACTTTGATGACGAACGTGTCGGGGACGAGCGACCCACGGAAAATCATGTGGTACTGGGACAACTCGGGGGCGACGGGCAAGTCCTTTATGGCGAACTACTTGGGGCTCATCCATGGAGCGACTATCTTGACGGGGGGGAAGTATCCAGACATGGCATACATCTACTCCCAGAAGCCGACACCCATTGTGATCTTCGACTTGAGCCGGACGACGGAGGACTACATGAAGGCAATCTATTCGATGAGCGAGCATTTGAAGAATGGACGGATCGTCTCGACGAAGTATGAGAGCAAGACTATATGGACGGGAAATCCGCACGTGATTATTTTCGCGAACTTCAAACCCGATCCAAACGTATGGTCTGCTGACCGTTACGATGTGCACCAATTGGATTAAACATCCTTGTAGTACATTCTCATAAAACCAGAGCAACTTGCAATATGGTCTGTCTCGAGAGTATCATACTCTTCATACGGAATAACATA